GGATTCGCAGGAGCTTACGGAGTGGATTGCGTTTACCCGCCACTTCCACGCTCTTCCTGATCCATGGCGGCAGACGGGCCTGCTGACGAGTGCCGTGCTCGCACCGTACTCCCAGCAAGGCAAGGCACCGAAAGCGGACGACTTCAACCCGATTGAGAAACCACCCCAGCACGCAGACGAGATGAAGCGGGAGCTGCAAAAGCTCCTAGCGTTCCCCGAGTAAGCCATGGCCACCATCCTCTCACTCGCGCTGAAGGTAAACGCCGACGCCTCTGGCGTGGTGAAAAACCTGACGCCGGCTGAGCGGGCGCTTGAGAATCTGGCCAAGCAGGCGAGCAAGGCCACGTCTGCGTTTGACGTGCTGGCGAAAGACAGCCAATCGGCAGCAGATGCTCAGGCCGTTCTAAATCAAAAGTTTACGGATTTAGCGGAACAGCTTAAGGGCGGGTTAAGCGCTCAGCAGTATGCGGACCAGTTTGCTGCTTTACGGGAAGAAGTAAAAAACACGGCCGACGCATACGCCCGCGCCGCTGAGATAACGAAGAAATACACGAGCGCCGAGCAGCAGCGTCAAGACTCTGTCGCAGAGCTTGAAAGGCTTTTGCTACTTGGTGCAATCTCTGAAGAGACTTATGGCAGGGCTGTTTACGAAGGCAGTGAGGCGCAGGCGAAGGCTATTGCGGCTGAGCGAGAACGCCTTGAAGTGCTCGGGCAAGGGCAAAGGCTTGCCGAGCAGTTTGCGACTACAGAAGAACGCAGGGCGCAGCAGCTGGCGGACGTAGACAGACTGCTTAAGGCCGGCGCAATTTCTGAGGAAACCGCTGCTCGCGCGCGAGCAGAGTTCAGCGGACAGAATGCAGCGGCCATTCAAGCCGAAAAGGATTTGGCCGCCGCTGCAGAAGAGTCTGCAAAAAGAAGGACAGCGGCAGAAAAAGAAGCCTCTGACTTCATTGATAAAGTCAGGGGAGACATAGAAAAGGCTTCAGCTTTAGAGATTGCTGAGGCCGAAAAGATTCGTGCCCAGGCAGTCGCCGCAGCAGGAAGGATCATTGAAGCAAACCTGACTCCGCAGGAACGGTACGACCGGCAAATGCAGGAGCTAAATACGCACCTGCAAGAAGGACGCCTCAGCCAAGACCAGTTCAACCGTGCTGCGGCTCGCGCCGAGCAAGACCTAAACGGGGTAGCAAAGGAAGCAACGGTCGCTGACGATAGGATTGATAATCTCAATAAAAACGTCAGCCTGCTTGCAAAGATCGAAATCGGAAGACTCATTGTTGACGGACTGCAGGCTCTTGGCTCCGTGTTCACTCGCGTGACATCTGAGGTCACGTCGCTCGTCTCAAGCGTCAACACGTCTGTCGATACGCTTAACGACTTCTCGGCCCGTACTGGCATCGGCGTTGAGGCGTTGCAGGGCTACTCGCTCGCGGCCAAGCTGGCCGGCGTGGATACCGAGCAGTTCGGTGCAGCGGTTCAGAAGTTGGCAGTGAACATCGGGAAGGCCACACCTGGCGACGCGCTCGACAAGTCGCTCAGAGGAATCAACCTTTCGGTTGCTGAGCTCAGGGCCCTTGCGCCGGAAGACCAGTTCTCGGCCATCGGCAACGCCATCTCTCAACTACCAACGGCCGCCGATCGTGCATCTGCTGCGGTTGAGATCTTCGGCAAGCAGGGTGCTGCCCTGGCACCGCTCTTCCGTGAGGGGGCCGCAAGCCTCGAGGAGCTCAAGGCCAGGGCTGAGCGGCTCGGCATCATCGTCAGCGAGACGCAGGTCAACAACGTCGCTGACATGAACGACGCCTTCGACTTGGTGCGAGCCACCATTGAAGGCATCGTTGGGCAGGTGATTGGCAACCTTGCGCCCGCAGTCACTGACGTGACCAATCAGTTTCTGCAATTTGTGGAAAGCTGGAGCGGTGCTCAGGGCGAGGGCGGCACTGGCATTGCCAACGCCATCACTGATGTGCTGCTGCAAGGGGCTGAGTATTTCGCCGCAGTCTTTGACGAGTTCGTGGCGAACTTTGGAAGCCTTAGCGAAACATTCTCGTACGCTGCGGACATCTTTGACGTAGTGAGCAAGGTGCTGCTGACGGCATCCGAAGGACTGCGTGCGGCATTTAACGCGATTCAGTTAGGCATTGACGCTCTCCTGATTGGGTTCGGGAAAATCATTGAGTCAATAGGCAGCTACATCAGCAGTGACTTGGAGCAGTTCGGCGCAGGGCTTGCGGCTGCGTCCCAGGAGTCAGCAGAGAAAAACTCCCGCGAGATGGAGGCCGCAGCAGCCAACGCTGCAAACACGTTCAACAGCATCTTCACCGGCGGCGACGGCAACGCACAGCAGGCAGGACAGGGCGCGGCATCGCAGTACCTCAGCGGCCTGCGTTCTGAAATTGAGAACGCGCGACTCCCAGAAGTCAAAGTGCAGGCCGATCTTGGCGATGCGGGAGAGCGTCTTGAAGCCTACTTCAAGACGGCCGAAGACGGTGGCTCAAAGCTCTTTCAGCAGTCTGCTGATACCGTCGCGCAATTCCAAAAAATGGCGGACGAGGGCGGGCTTACTGCCGATCAGATCCAGATCATGAACGGCTTCATGGATGACCTAAACGGCAAACTGGACAAGGAAAATGAATCGCGCCAGCAGGCCACAGAAAACGCTACAAAGCAGGCGGAGGCTGATGCGGCAAGAGTCAAAGAGCTAATGAAGCCGTCTGATCAATCTGCAAAGCTTGAGGCAGACATTGCATCTGTCGCCAGAGAGCAGTTAAAAACACAGAAAGAACTTGCTGCCGCAAGAGAACGATCCGCTACAGAGGATTCAAACGCTGCAGCAGCACGGCTTGCCCAACTTGACCAACTGCGATCAAAGCTTGAAGACCAGCAGACAGCAATTGATCAAGGCTTCTCCGATGGCTTCTCTGCCGCTTTCAGCAAAACGGCCGAAAGCATTTCCGGCCTAGTTGATAAGGCTGGCGAGTTTGGCAACGCCGGTGCCGAAGCGGCGATGAAGTTGCAGGAAGGCGTGGCCCTGGCTCAAGAGCAAGCCAGGGACGGCATCATTCTTTCGAGCGACGTGTACGAAAAGGAGATCAGCAGACAGCGAAGTATCTTTGAGGAGCGGCTGGCTCAGATTGAGCAACTGAAGCGGGCAGAGCAGGAAGCAAAGACCGCGGCGTTTCAGCTACAGGTTGACGCGAACCAGCGTGTAAATGAATTCATTGCCCAAAGAACGCAGGCGGAAGTTGCCGGCGCTGAGCAAGCAGCTGCACGCCGCCAGCAGGCCGCATTCAATATTGAAGCGATTGAGCAGCGGATTGCTCTTGAGCGGCAATCGCTTGAGGCTGCCCGTGAACAGAACGATATGAACTCCGCTCGGGCTGCCGTGCAGCGGATTGACTTGCTAAAGGATGCTCTGGCTGTTGAGCAAGACATTTCAAACGGACGAGAGAAGCAGCTGCAGACTCAGCAGCAACTCATTGAGAGCCAGCAGCAGTACGAAAATCAGCAGCAGGCCGCAGTCCAGGCGTACCAGCAACAGCAGCAGCAGGCCCAGCAGCAGTACGCCCAAGAGCAGGCCCGGATCTTTGAGGAGCAGCGTAAGGCCGCCGAGGCCGAAGCGAAGCGTCAGGAAGAACGCCTCCGTAAGCTCAACACGCTTGGCGATCAGTCCATCAAGGTGGCCGACATCCGCAACACCGAGAGCGCCAACCTTGTGCTGCAGCTGGGAGCGGCTGCCCAAGATCCCGCACTGATTCAGCAACGGCTGCAGACGAAGCTGCTCGAGAAGATCGCCCTAGGCATCGGACAGGCGTCCGCCAACTACTTCAATCAGCCAGTTGCCATCGTTGGCTACGCTGACGTGGGAGGCATCTAATGCCGATACAGTCCTGGCGTGAGCTTGCACGCACGACAGAAGGCGAAGTGCGTGGCACCACGACGGCTACCCGCACGTTCGTGCTGACGCTTGCGGACAACACCCTAGAGAACAACCCGCCCACAGAAGCGGAAATCATCTCAACTCTTTCGCTCGACAACTGGGGGACTGCGCATCCTGCGTTCGCGTTCCTAGGGCTACGGAAAGTATCGATTACCGAGCGGTTTTCTGACTCGCCCTACCACGTCCAAGTCGTTGCCGAGTACGGGCTGATCACTGCAAACGACTTGCTGGCCCCAAC